CGGTTGTCACGCCGTTCGCCACATCTTTTAGCTCAGCATTCCCAACCTTAGCTCCCATAGCCGCTGATTTGAGGACGTTTAGACCGTTAGCACCATGGAAACCTGCCGACTCGATCAAGTACATACCGTCTGTGAGATCTTTTGTCGTTGTTCCTGTGGCAGGCGCTAATTTGAGGATACCATCAGAAACAGCCTTGATATTTGACTCAGCTTCCCCAGCGCCCGTGACAAGGCTCGTCATGCCAGATTGAAAGTCTGCTGCCATTTTTGTGGAAGCTACCCCAATACCAATGATGGCAGTTGTGGCTATTGCTGCTGCTCCTAGCGCGAAATTGCGCACAGCCGAGGCACCTGCATCAGCAGATCTGCTGACTTTATCCATGCTCTTAGCAGCTTCTTGTGTGCCTGATGTGAGTTTTGATACATCAGCAACATATTCGACTACTAATTGAGCAAGTAACGGCATGTACTAATTTCCTTCTCTATCACGGTCAATTGATGCAATTAAAGCGTCTGTCAAATCTTCATTATCTCTTTGTGGTAGTTTCCCATCCTTATTGTTTTTTATGTCTTCTGCTTCCTCATCTTCTATAGCAAAAATGGCAGCCCAATCGGTGATTTCATCGCTTCCCATCCTTCCCAACATCTCTTCTACAGTCATACCGCCAATGGTACTTACTATTCGATGATATAGCCGTCGCTCTCCACTGTGTTTACTTCTGAAGTATCTTTTTTTTCTTCAATATCCTCCTCACGCAAGCCAGAAAGCTCTGAAGCAGGCTTATTGAGCAATTCAAGAACGCCTCCCCCGCTTTCGTTGAGAGCCACAATATCCTGCATATTCTCAAAAATGCGCTGTCCAGCTCTCGGATGAGCAGGAAGGCCATTTGCACCAGGAAACTTGTGATAATTCGGGTCATCTGGAGGAGGCGGGAAGCTTGGATCAGGATAGCGAACGGACAGGACAACCATCATCGGGTAGAGCTTCACAAGATTGACCTTGGCTTTCTTGCCAGCCACGTCTGTACATTGCTCAAGTAGATTAGAGCGCTCTTTCCCCTTCAGTTCTCGAACCGTCACCCAGCGTTGCCACTGCGGGACCCAGACCGCTCTGTTTTTTAATGGCGTTTCGAGCGCTATTTTTCGATAATCATCAAAATCTTCTGCCATACTATTGTCTTTCTAACTACTTGCCAAATACAAAGGACCATCAATCTTGAAGGTCAAGTCTTCCATCTCCAGGTCGTCCAATGGCACTTTCATTCCATCCTTTTCGAGCTTGCAGTAGCATTCGAGACGCGGCAGTCCTGTTGTTGCGTCTAGCACTAATGAGGCAACAAGCGTATCATCTGTGGAGATAGTAACTAAACCTTCATAAGTGTTGTCAACAAGAAATTTACTAATTTTGATGGAACCACCTAACAATCCACCAACAAAGGTTTTCCAGCGTGTTGGCGTGGAATTTGTGGTCATACAGGTTGTTTCACTGGTGTCTCGATCAAGGTCTGGAGCCCACTCGACGATATCCCCTATTGCTGCGTAGGGGAGGTAAGCACCCGATGAGATACGAACTTGATTTGTGCCACCTACAGGAGATGCAAATGTCACCAGACCGCCTACATACTGCACTGAGGTAGGAGTAGCAGCATTCCATGTTGTCCCGTCACTGGATCTCTGAAAGACAAATGAAGCCGTTCTATCCCAGTATCGCTTGGTTGGAGCATTTGAGATGTTATAGGTCAAGTGATCCCCTGAGTCAGTCAATGCCTGATTGGTCATGGCGACATTAGGCGTTGATGTGAGCAAGAGCTGACCATGAGAGCCATGATTTGCCGTCATGTCATTAACCTCTCATCATGAATAAGTGACCGCACCAGTAATCTTGATTTGCCAGTCAACGGTTTCCATATCGCCTATTGGTGCTTTTGCTCCAAATTTTTCAACGATAGCCGAGAAAGCAAAGTTGTGTGTTGCATCCAGGTAAAGCGAAATGGAGAGCGGCGTGTCACTGGTCAAGCTGCTCCAGAGTGCCAATTGACCATTGGTATCCGTCATGTCAAGTCGTCCTGAGAACTTTGCAGAAGCACCCACAAGACCCGCCGCAAACGTTTTCCAAGGTAACGAAGCTGCTCCAAACTTGGTCGTCTCGTGAGTTTCACGATTTACATCTAGTGACCATTCATCAATCTCTGCTACTGTATTGGTAGAAACTTTTACATTCCCACCTTTTCCATGGAGAGCTGCCATAAAATCACAACTCCTCTGTATCTATACGGTATCGCTCCGTATAATGCATTAAGTTAACGCCTGTCGAGTCATCTTCTATCAATTCCCCTGTATCATAGAGACAGTCAATACATCGATAGTTCGTTAAGCTCAAAGTTTTCCCGTGCAATGCACTATGTACTAAATTATGAAGCTGAAGTATTTCATATTTGCCTTTATGTGCACTCCAGAGATGCAAGGTTGCTACAATATGCTGTCCTTCGTTTGACCATGTATCCTGTGTGATACTAGATGTTTCTCCTAATGCAACATAGGGCATTGTGTAACCAGTCGGGATATTGTTCATATCCCTTACGCGGGCTTTCCCATTATCATCAGGGATAAATGAGATAAGCCCTGCATTGTTCTGCAAAAGAGTTGCTATTGCAGCCCATACGTCAACTTCAGATGTTGCCATGCTATATCTTCATATTCTGCAATTCTTGCACTAAAGATTGACGGTTTGCTTCAAATGCATTTAATAAGTAAGGACGAGCTGCCATCTTGTATGTACCGTTATGTACAAAAATGCTATACGGCAAGTTATTGCCTATTTGTCTATCAAGCTTTGCGCTATAGATCTCGATATCCGCTTGCAAAGCGCCTGTATCCACTGGACAATTATATTTTGCGTCGCTTTGCGTCAAATTTGCCACAATGTCTAGCGCGTCCTCAGTGTTGATAATGATCCGCTCATTGGCCTGTTTGAAAACATCTACAAGATTTGGGCCTTTAATCGTTACTGACATGACCTCGCTCCGCCTTCATGGACTCAATCACTGCTACTAATTCTTGCCTAATAAGCTGTCTGAGCAATTCTTGAAGCTCTGGGCTATCTTGCACAGCCTCAAAAGTCACAGTAACTTTTAGATCTGTACTTGCCATAATCCTCCGCTATAGTGTTGTCTCAACAACAACGGCTTCACTGAATACGGCGTAAGATGGCAATCCAAGAGGCTCAACAACTCTGTACACAACATTTTTGATGCGCAACAAATTTGACTTCAAGATCGATGTGCCAAGAGGAGTGGAGACTTTCTTGAGTGCTCTGCCAACAACTTGATTAGCAATCTCGTATTCCTGAGTTGGTGCATGATAGTTCGCAATCATGCTCTTGACGGTTGCAGTGACCGTGTAATTTGTACTTCCACCACCTCCGAGAGGGTCGGTCGTGTCGCTCTCCACCAAGATATCGCAGTCATCCTTGAGAGCCAAATCAGAGGCGAAATCAGCAAACCCTTGCAGGTCATCATCAGTGAATAAAGACATTAGAACTCCGATAGAATACTAGGCTCTTGGAAATCCAGAGTCATCCTTCCAAGCTGGAATCCTTGCGAACTGCCTACAAAAATGCCGTACTGGGCCAGCTCGTCTGCTGCTTGTTCTTTGAGCGTCATCACGGCTTTAAACGCCTGTGAACGGGCTGCTACCACTGCCTTTTGCCCTACCTCTACGTCAAATTGGATAGAGAGCAGATCTGCAAATCGATCAAGTGCGTAGTATCTGAGCAAAACAAGATACTTCAGCACATTCGATTGCTCTACATCAGTTGTCGCTAAATCTGACTCCTGAACCCCAAGTTGTCTCAGAGACATATCAATAGCGCCATTGTAGGCATCTGTTGTATTTTGAGAGGTAAACTTGGCATAGGCAGCCAGCTCTCGAAATTTCTCAGTGAGCCAATTGGCAGCAGCGGTCCTATCCACAACTAATCCCTCTTGAGCTTCCGTCCACTCTCGTCAATGGGCTCACCATGCGCATTCACAAGCTGCCCAAACTTGACGTACTTCCCTCCTGGGATAGTCTCATCCATGCCAATCTTAGGTGCTGGGATCTCTTTATCCTTGGTGAACGCCTCTTTCAACGCGCTCACAAGGCTGCTATGGTCGTTCGTCTTTGGAGTATCCTCCTGAGGCTGCTCATCTTGTACAGGAGGCGTTTGTTTTGGGTCTGCCATCTTTTCACCTCATCAGTTAATCGTTAACGGTTGGCTGGTTGTAGGTGCTGTGGCCTGTGTCTAGCACAGCAGCCGCGAGTCTGTTCCACACGCCGAAGCCGAACTTCCGACCCATTGCTTTTGACCTGAGTGGGTACTCTTCAAGGTCAAACAAGAGTTGCAGATCACCTGTATCACCCTCAAGTGTGCGCCTCACCAGCACTTTGTCACCAGTGCCGCTATGCAAGAACAGAACATAACCGGACGGTATCCAAGGCTTGACCCACACTTCTACCCCGTTAAAGTCACCAATACAGCGGTTAGTAACGTTGAACACGTCAAGGGTATCGCGTGCTTGGTTTGAGCTGATCGAGCCAATGATGGATACAGGTAAACGAGCGGTAAAGCCTGTAAAGCCACGAACCGTTGCCTCTTGCGCTATATTGATCATGATCGTGATTGAGCCACTCAGGAAGTGCTCATTGACCGTATTCACGCCAGCAGTGAGGTCAGCAGCTCCAAAGGCGGAAGTGCCAAGGTAGTGCGTATGGCTAGCTCCATTGAAGGTCGTTCCATCAGGTGCTGGGGGAATAGCCATCGAATCGGCATTTACCAGGGCTTTGACAGGCAGTGTCAATTTCTTTGGAGCAAGTCTATCGATGAAGCTGTAGTTTGTGGGATAGAAGAGTGCTCTTGCTAGATCACGCTTGATCCTTTTGATATCGGCGTCCATCGCTGCCGTGGCTTGAGCGGCTAATTCGCTCGCCATTGCGCCTTGGAAGTACTGACGAGTCCATTGGAGACCTATGCCGTAGTACTTGCACGGAAAGCCGATGTTTTGACCTGCGCTGATTTTCTGAGCATCTGGAGTACCGAACTCGTCTAGCTCTTCCATGGTCATGTTATCGGGTCCGCCGTAAGCTCTGAGCTGATCAGTTGTCATTTCTGCAAGATCTGACATCATTTCTTGCATTTGCTCATTGTGCGCTTCAAAAGCGACTTCGATAGCATCAAATGCTCTATCTTCACCAAATTTGGCGACTGTGGTGTTTCTGGCATAGGCCAGAGTATCAAATGAGGTATTTGTCCCGAATCCCATTTTCTCTTTCTCCTAATGCCAATTAGTAGTTACTTTGGAACAAGTAAATACGTGTTGCATCAATTACAAAGCCAATAGGAGCCGTGCCACCTGTACTTGCAGCGCTGTCTAATCCGCCTGCTGTCGTGCCACTGAGGTACGCATCAGTACCAGGCGTGAGGCCAGCGCCATAGTTCATGGCGACGTTAAAGATGAGGGAAACAGGTTCGCCAGCATTGATGGTAGTCGGGGCAAAGCCACGTACTTTAGCAGCCGCGTTTGCTGCCGCACCTGTGGAACGATAGACGAGGCCATCAGAGCCCTTTACGTAACATGCGTCCCCCGGTGCTAGGGCTTCCCCTGCTATCAGAGGAGGGAGCTTCTGAGCCCCTGGGTCGAGGTTCATTGAAGAGAGCGAAGGATTCCCGCTCTTTGCGATTGCTGCCATTGTAATCCTTTCCTACTTGTAAAGAGTAGTCAAAAGGCTATACTTATTGAATTGTTTAACTAGATGCTATACTGTCCGCTTTGCTTCCTTCGCAGTCGGAAATCCTGTTTTTGCTGGTCACGTGACTGCTCTTGATTGGCTTGACGCGGCCCTGGTGTATTCCCAGGTAAGTTTGCACGCTGTTGTGCTTGTGCTTGCTCTGAAACTTTGAGAGCTAAGGCTTGAAGTTTTTGAACTTGGCTATAGCGCACTTCTATAGGCGTATCATCGCTTGGGAGCAAGTCCTTGACCTCTTTGGGCCAGTCCTTGATCTGAGCTTTGATTTGGTCTGCGAGAAGTGTTGAAAGCTGATCGTAGCGCGATTTGACAGGTTCCAATTCTTTGAGTTGGGTTTCCCGTTGCTCAGCTAAAGCTTTGAATTCGCCTTGCTCTTTTAAGCGTGCCTCTTCAGCTTGCTTTTCTGCTTGTATCTTTGCTTCAAGAGCTTTACGATTGTTTTCAGACTCTTTGCGCAAGTCCCTGATATAGTCCTGAATATCAGGTGGCAAGCTATCCATCGTGGTTCGTTGTTGTTGTCCGTTTGGCGTCTGGCCTTGCGGTGTCGTGGGCGTCTGGCCCGTTGGGGCTGATCCTTGAGGTGTCTGACCATTGGGATCAGTAGTTGATGTGTTGTTATCCATAGTACATACCTTTCTATGATTTGTCAAGAGTATGACAGAATGTTCATTCAGTGAGCTATCAGCAATGCGGCTATAGCTATCACAACTACGTGTAAAGTTTGGTCTCCCCAAATCGCCACATGTAACGCTACAGGCCCTTCCGTTGTCTGCCTGTAAAATTTCCTCCACCATACGAGAGGCACCCGCGTATCTATCAGGAGATGAGTGATACCAATGAGTACGGCTACCCACCAGATGGGATAAAAGATAACCAAAAGCCCTATCAGGTGTATCCCGCTATGTACCCATGATGCTGGATGCAAAAGTGATGGTTTATTTTGAGCTTGCCAATCGTTTTGAAGTATCCAATCTGCAAACCAGTGCCAGGCTATACTGCATACTAATAGCTTAATAGCTGTGTTAGTTACTATGTCAATAAGCATCAATACCCGCCTTTCCCTTTCATCGGATTGGATGGCACATGATCATGCATAACTACTAGTGCTTTCCCTAGTCCTGCAATGAGATGGTCTCTCAATTTCCTTGCTTCAGCTAGCTCATTTTCAATTCTATGCAACCTTGCATCGATGGTT